TATTATATAATGGTTTTTTAGCTTTTCCAGCCGCTTTGTGGTTCAGATTCATATATTGCACTATTGCCTTCATGTTCCCAAACTTCTACTTTAGAGCACCAACAACGGCTCTGGGTGAGGTTGTCTATATAATCATTTGCCATGTTATGGCATAATTCAGCGAACCGCTCTATACCAACACCTTGCTCAAGTGTTACAAGTTCAATTATACCCTGATCAGCCATTAGCTTAAATGTCTCGATTTGAGGATCTTTTGACCAAATGACTGTTTTGTGGTCAAAGATTTCTTCTAAAGCGGTTTTAAAGGGCTTTAAACCGCCAAAATCTACTACCCAGTTTTTATTATCTAAGTAATTACAACTAAACCAAAATTTAGCTTGTAATCTATAGCCATGAAGGAAACGGCAATGACTGTCTGCAAGTGGTTGACGGAAAGCGCAAGAGCCTAACGGAATAACTTTAGTTGAAGTGAATTTACCCATACACGCAATAATAACGTATAAAAGTAATTAATCAAGTTTATCTAAATATTTTTCAACCCAATTTAATAAATTATCTTCTTTTATATCTGTTGGTGCACACATCATTGCGTTGTTATCTGGGTCATCATTATCCCACAGAGAGCGTTGTAATAATCTCTTTTCTTCTTTTTCATCAATTTTAAAATATATAAATGCTCTTTTGTTTTTTATAACAGTATTACCGGCTAAAATAGAGTGCATGCATGTAATTCGACGAAAATCACCAAGTTTGTATATTGCTAATTGATTTAAAAACTCTTTTCTGTTAGAATCCGTTTTAAAGTATACAAAAATAGGTAAATCTTCACTATTATATATTTTGTTTTTGTATTTTATAATCACTTTTAATAACGGTTATTTATTGTAAATATAATTAATGCAATCAGTAAAGCATAATAAAGAAGTAAATATAGAAGCTATGGATGTACCGCCACCACCTATACATTTTAATGAGCCGGCGGCAATTGTACATAAAGTAGATGCACCAGTAACTAATTTTAAATCTTTTTATAATGCAAGTTTTATGCCATCACCTGATTTTATTAACTACATTAAAGGTGTAGAAAATAATAACCACGTAGGATTTAAACACGGAATGTGGCATCCACACAAAAGCGTAGAAGGCGGTACAGACACTATTGCGTATGGACACAAACTACACACTGGCGACAATTTTAGTAAAGGTTTAACAGACGAAGACGCAACAAAAATTTTAATTAAAGATATAATGAAAGCTTCGGAAACGGCTAAGCATATAATTAACAAAACATATGGAGATGGTACGTTCGAAGATTTACCAACTAAGAGTAAGGAAATGTTAATAGATTTTGCTTTTAACGGTGTTATTAACAAGTTTCCACAATTTGTTGACGGTGTTATTAACAACGATGTCGATACTATGACAACACAATACAAGCGCTATGTTAACGGTAAGGAGTTAACAGGTCGCAACCATGCGTTTGCAAATAGATATTTTAATTAAAGACCTTCTACAATTTGTCTAATACGGTCAGCTACTTGATCAGCATTGTCTTTTGTGACGTGTGTTTCAAATATAGCTTTGTCTTGTTCGCTAATTGTAGATGAATCTATAGCTAGCGCTTTAAGAGCAAGTTCTACTAAAAACACTTTACCTTCAGGGGTCATAGGCTGTGCTTCTTGTTCAGGAGCAGGAGCAGGAGCAGGAGCAGGAGCAGGAGCCGGCGCGGCTGGAGCTGCATTAGGGTCACCTTGTGCTCCACCGCTTTGATCTAAACCAGGCTGTGGTGCATCAGCTTCTAATAGATTGTAGTATACTTCGTTAAGTTTGTTTAAAAATTTACTCATGGTTGTTTCATTATTGTTTGCGCTTGTTGTAGCTTAGCATTAGCTGCTGCAAGCTGAGCCTGAGCTGCAGCTTTTTGGGCGGGGTCTTGAGAATTTAACTGATTTTTAATTTGTCCCATACCGCTATTAACAGTGTTAATATCTTGTTGGGCCTGTATTTTTTGTTTTTTCTTTAAATCAATAGCATCTTTATTAAGTTTGTCTTGAGCTTGTGCTAATGCTGGATTAGGAATAGATGCACCCGGGGTTAATGCAGTACCTGGAACAACTGGAGCGGTACCTGGCAGCACACCAGGGTTAGCTCCGTCTTCAGTAGCAAGTCCGTTTTTGTTGATCTTTGCTATAATAGCAAGAAACTTGCTCTTTGGTTTAAAACTATCGTACATTGTTTCCATCTGTATTACTTACTAGCTTACAACAAAAATAAAGAACTATAGTTGATTTTTCGTGGATTCATTTAATATAATAGCGTAGAGAGGAAAAGACATACTCTACACGAATAGTAATTCGTATTAATGTGGTGTGCGGGTGTTTTTCTTGTATATTCTTTTATAGGTTCGCTGCGCTCACCTGTTATACCATATATAATTATATATCTCCTGGAAAGCTTGCTACTTGTACTGGTTTAGTAAATCCGGACTTATTTTGCATTTTTTAAGATATGTTAGTAATTTCTGATGAGAGTACTTATTGTGATTAAAATTAAACCTATAATTAGTTATACTATTAATTAACTCAGTAGTTTCCCCGGATTTACTGTATATACAATCATAGTTTATTATACCGGTATATACTATTAGATTTAATGCATTCGCTACGCTTTTAAAGTTAAATTTTATATCTTTGTATGTATCTAACCTCTCGTTAATATAAAATATTATATTTTTTTTATGTTCTTTAAAATTTACATGTATTTTGAGTATATGCTGTAATGTATAATAAACTAACAACCTGTTTGCATCATTTTTAGGTAAATCATCAGCAAATACCTGATATTCATTTCTTAATTTAGTTAAATAGTTGTTTTGTATATCTTCAGCTAAGCTTTCAAAATCTACTACTATCAAGTTAAGATCTGTCTGGTAATACCGCATTTGTATCTATAGTAACATTATTTGCTTCTTGTGCAAGCTTTTTTAGCAAAGCATCCGGCGCTCTTCCAATACGGCAGTTAATAATGCCATTATAATAACCTTCCTTAAGAAGCACATTGTTATCAAACTGTATCTTTGCTTCGTAATAGCTCAATTCGAATTTACTATCACAAAACTTTATTATTTCAAATGCAAACTTATCTTTACCTAATAAAACAATATCTTTGTTGATATCGTTTGATGATGATGTGTATGTTTTCCAATCTGATTCTATATCGAAGTGTCTTTTGTTTTTCTTGCCTTTAAGTGGTTTAAGTTTTTTAACTCTTTTAATTTGTTTCTTTCCAAAATAAACTTTACCGTTAGTCGTATTAGTGATGCGATAAATAAAACCGAAAGGTAAGTTAGTATCATCGAAAGGTAAAGTTGTTTGCCAGTGGCCTAAATCCATTTTAGATTATTTACCATTATCCCCTATAGCTTCCACTGGACAACCTTGCATTGCTTCAATACATTCTGATTCTTCTTGAGGTGTAACCGGTTGTTTGTAAACTATTGAATAACCACCATCATTATTACGCGTAAAATTATGTGGTGCAATTTCTCTGCAAAGGTCACAATCAATACATTGTTGATCTACAAAAAACGGACCGTTTATATTATCTGACCATTTTTCTTTTATATTAGCCATTACATTCCTGGAAATGTTCTACGAATTACTTTAAATTTGGATTTAAATCCCGGATTGTTTTTAGGGGCTTTAAATTTAGACTTTTTCTTTTTAGGCCCTGTTCCCCATATATTACGGGCATCTCCAGGCGCATAAATTTTATCACTGCTTTGACCAATTGGTACACCATTTGCAGTACTTGTACTACCTATACCTGCTGCAGCTGTAGTGCCTGGCATCGATGTACCCATATCTTCTAACAGCTGTTTAATCTTTTTGTTAAAATTTTTCACGTTGATTATATTATATAATATGTTATACTTATGTTGTTAATTATGGACTTACCTGATTTAGATATACTATTTACTAACTACCAAACTGAAATTGTAAATGATATTCAAGTAGATGAACTATCCCTTAAAGACAAGGCAATGTTAGTTCCAACTATTAAACATAAGTGGGTAGCGCGTATGATGCAACATAAAGCACAACTTCGTAAGTTTCAGTCAAAAAAGAAAGAACTAATTAAAAATACTGCCAACGCAAGCCCTATTGCAATGAGTAAAGCAGCTCTTGAGCAAATATCTCAAAACAATCCCGATATTAGTCAATTATCGGAATTTATTGACAAATTAGAGGGTATCATTGAATATCTTGAAAAAGTAGAAAAGTTAACTAGTTCGTTGACATATGATTGTAAAAATGTAATTGATTTACAAAAACTTGAAACAACGTAATGGTAGTTGAATTTCAATATGACACTAAACGTAAAGAAGTAAAGATTGTTTCGGAATTCCTTAACAATATTAAGGAACACTTTAGTGTCAAAAACCCGGGGGCAAAGTTTAACCGCTACCAGCGGTTTTTACCTCAACGCATATATGCTATTACTAATGCTGGTTATTGTGGTGTAGGTTTAGTGCCAGAAATTATAAAGTATTTAAATTCTCAAACTATACCGTTTGAAATTAAAACCAATCAAGAGTATAATGATGCAATAAATAATATTCATATTGTTACTTCTGATCTTAAACCGAATATAAAGAAGCTTAAAAGTGATTTTGAACTTAGAGACTACCAGCAAATAGCTGTTAATAAAGCCTTAGACTACGGTCACGGGATTATTGAACTTGCAACAGGTGGTGGTAAAACTTTAATTATTGCTAATTTAACATACGCTGCATTACATGAAATAGATCTTTTACAGAAAATATTGATTGTGGTTCCGGATTTAGGTTTAGTATCTCAAACATACAAAGACTTCATATCTTATAATTTCCCAATGGAATTAGTGAGTAAGTGGACTGGAGATACTGAATTAAACCCTAATGCACGTGTTATTATCGCTAATATGGGCATATTACAAAGTAAATCATCAGATATCACCTGGTTTAATAAAGTAGGTTTGTTAGTTGTAGACGAGTGTCATAAATTACGAAGAGGTAATAAAGTTTGTAAACTTATTGATAAAATACCTACATTAAGACGTATTGGGTTTACCGGTACATTACCGGAGAGTGATATTGATACTTGGAATATTAATAACTTTATTGGGCCTATTATTTTTAAAAAAACTACTACTGAGTTAAGAGAAGCCTCAGGCGGAGAATATATAGCTAATGCACAGTGCTTAGCTATTAAGTTAAATTATGACTTTAAACCAGATTATACTGCAGTAACTGCTTCTCAGAGATATCTGTTAGAGTTAGATTACATACATAATAGTACATTTAGAAATAAAGTAATAAAACAACTAGCCAATAATTTTAAAAACAACTGTCTTATTCTTATAGACCATATAGCTCACGGTGACAACCTCTATAGAGAGCTATCTACTTTAACTGATAAGCAGGTATTTTTTATTCAAGGTAGTGTAGAAGTAGAAGATAGACGCAAGGTGCAGGAAATTATGGAAACCCATAATAATGTAGTGTGTATTGCCATTAGTAAAATATTTTCTACTGGCATTTCTATAAAAAACATACATTATATAGTGTTTGCTGCAGGCGGTAAATCAAAAATTAAAACTCTACAGTCTATCGGTCGTGGATTACGTGTTCACGAAAACAAAGACATATTGACATTGGTCGATATTGTCGATGATTTAATTTATGGTATTAAGCACTACGACAAACGAAAAGAATTTTATGAACTTGAACAAATCAAAATTACCGAAAAAACAATTATCGAAAGTTGAAGCACCGCCTAAGGTTAAAAAACCTTTAAGTGAATCTGCTAAAGCTAAAAAAGTGTATTATGTGAGTCCAGCTGATTTTACAGCTGAGTTACGCAAGTATTATGAAACTAATGTCATTACAGATGAACTTGCAATGATGATTAAAAATATAGCTTACGGGCTTGCACATGCTTCAAATTTTATTAACTACACATTTAAAGAAGATGCTATTGGTGACTCGTTAATTAATATGTTTAATGCTTTAAAGGATAAGAAATACAATTTTGATAAAGGAAGTAATCCGTTCTCATACTTTAATTCAATATCTTTTAATTGCTGGCGTTCTCGTATTAAAAAAGAAAAACGCCAACGCGACACATTAGCAGCTTATCAAGAAGAAGTATATAGTATCATCGGGCCTCAGGTTGGAGTAGACGACCCAGTTAATCCAAATAATAAGCATTCAGAATGAAAATAATTAATTCAGAAGTTGGAGTATTTTCAGACCCACATTATGGCGTACACCGCAACAGTGAAATATGGCACAAAATAGCATTAGATCATGCTAAGTGGGCTGCTGAACAATTTAAACAAAGAGGCATAAAGGACATAATTATACCAGGAGACATATTCCATGACCGGAACGACATTGCTGTTAATACTTTGCATAATGTTACTGATATATTCGACCTTCTTCGGGAGTTTAATATTATTATTACTGTGGGCAATCATGATGCTTTTTATCGCGACAATAGCACTATTAATTCAGTTTCTATTCTCAGAGGTTGGTCTAATATTACTGTTGTTGATAAGCTTGTGGTACTTGATGCATGTGGCCGCAAAATAGCTTTTTGTCCGTGGGGTCAAGCTGTAAATGAAATACCCAAGTGTGATTTAATATTCGGACATTTTGAAATTAACAGTTTTAAAATGAATTCATTTAAAGTATGTACCAATGGTCTTAAATCTTCTGATTTAACCGATAAAGCCCCTTTAACCATTACTGGTCATTTTCATCATAGAGAAGAACGCAAATACAAAGATGGTACTATTCTTTATGTTGGTTGCCCGTATCAACAAGATTGGGGTGATTATGGAACAAATAAAGGATTGTATATATTAGATTTAGATTCTCTTAAATATGAATTTATTGAAAATAATATTTCACCTCGTTATAACAAAATTAAATACACGGATATTGCTAAAGGAATATACACAGCAGAGTCACTTAAAGGCTTTATACGTAACAACATAGTTAAATTTTATATTGATACACAATTAAAACCCGATATAATAGATAGTATTGTTAGAAAATTAGTATCAATTAAGCCAGTAGAGTTTACAATTGAGTATGACTACACTGAAGCAAGTAAGCTTAACATTGAAGATGCCAACACAAAAGATTTTAATATTAGTATTGAAAATTCTATATCTGAATTTATTGATTTATTAGATGTTAATTATAAGGATAAAGTAAAGAATTACGTAACTGATGTATATCATAGAGCACTTACAATAACATGAAAATTGGAGCAGCAATAATAGCATGTGATAGACTAGAATACACTAAACAGTGTGCTCAAAGTCTTCTCACTAATAAAGGACCATTAACTGACATTATTCTCATTAACGATGGTATTAAAATACCTGACGGCGAGATACCCGAAGGTATTGAAATAATGAATAATAGACCGCCGTATCAAACAGTGGGTGTAGCTAAAAATAATGCTATACGCACATTAATTAATAGAGGGTGTGAACATTTGTTTTTAATTGAGAATGATATTTTAATTAAAACACCCGGGGTATGGCAAAAGTATGTTGACACGGCTAATGCATCTGGTATTACACATTTAAACTTTGGTTACCATGGCCCTGCAAATAGAACATCAGATTATAGTAAGCCTAACCCTCGCTACATTGTAGAGTATCCTAACAATGTTAAAGTTGCTCTTAACATGCACAGTGTTGGTGCATTTTCATATTTTAACTCAAAATTTATTAAACAAGCTGGTGTGCATGATGAGTATTTTCGTAATGCTTGGGAGCATGTAGAGTTATGCCAACGAGGCATTGCAAAAGGCTTATTGCCAGCATTTTGGTGGTTTCCAGACGTAGAAGGTAGCGATGATATGCTTGCAGAGATACCCGGTTCAATTCAAAATAGTTCCATTACACACACCGAAAAATGGACAGATAATATGAAAAGGGGCGCTGATTATTATAGAAAAAAACATGGAGTTTCTGCTGTAGAGAATTCAGATACACCTTTACAGACTGTATTGGAAAAACTTAAAAACATCTACAAATGCAAATAACTAACATGCAAATATCGTTACCAAGTGGGGGCAGACTTGGTAATCAATTATTTCAAATAGCGAGTACCATGGGTATTGGTGCTAAAAATAATATATGTGCTGCATTTCCTTTATGGAAAAACAACAAATTTTTTAAAACATCTTTACCCGGGGTAGCACCAGGACCAGGAATAGAAATTGAAGAACACACATTTGAATATAACCCTGTTGTAATTACTGACCCAACTAAGTTTGTTTTTCTTAATGGGTATTTTCAAAGTGAAAAATACTTTGCAGATATTAAACAACAAATACGAGACACATTTGAATTTAAAGAAGAGTATGTAATCCCCGTAAAAACGGTATTAGACGAAGCAAATTTAGGTACAACATGTTCTATACATGTTCGTCGTGGGGATTATCTTAATTACCCCGATATACACCCTCAACAACCTGAAGACTATTGGCATAAAGCACAATTAGTAATTGAAAAAAATAATAATATTAACACGTATATAGTATTTTCAGATGATATAACTTGGTGTAGAAACAATAAACAACTATTTAATAAAACAGGCAAGAGAGTTGTATTTATGCAAGGTAGAACAGATATGGATGATTTTATTGCGATGACACTCTGCCACCATAATATTATTACTAACTCTACGTTTTCATGGTGGGGAGCGTGGCTTAACAAAAATACAAATAAAGTTGTTGTTATGCCTAAGTTATGGTTTGGACCCAAACACCCTTCTAACGCACAAGATGTACAAGCAGAAGGATGGATTAAACTATGACAAAAGAACTGTATATTAAGGATTCTAATTTTAATCACTGCGCATTTAGTAATAATCCCACACCACCAGTTAGTTTTTCTAAACATATAGTTTGGAACCGAGAAGGTGCCCCTATAGGTACAGATGTAATTTGTACTGATTACCACTTAAACGAGGGTAACATTGCATGGTTATTAGAACCATATGAAGTTAATTCTCAACCATACGATTTTGTAAAAAATAACGCTAACACTTATAAAGAAATATGGACTCATGATAAAGAGTTTTTGTCTTTACCTAACGCTAAATGGTACCCTGTAGGTGGTTGCTGGATAGAAGTAAACAAAAGAAAAATATATGAAAAGACCAAAATGTTTTCAATTATTGCGTCAAGTAAAAACGTTTTGCCTGGCCACAAACTAAGACATCAAGTAATTGTAGCTGGTGGTGGTATAATAGATGCATTTGGTCCACAGTATAAGTATCTTGCAAATGGTATGGGTAAAATAGATGGTTTAGCTGATTATAGATATCATTTTGCTATAGAAAATAGCAAACGAGATTTTTATTTTACAGAAAAGCTAATTGACCCGTTGATGACTGGAACTATTCCTATATACTGGGGATGTCCATCTATTGGTAATTTTTTTAATACAGACGGTTTTATTATTTTTAACGATTTATATGATTTAAAAGAAAAACTTAAATTATGTACACCGGAATATTATGAGAACAAAAAAGCCGCTATTAAAGAAAATTTTGACATAGCTCAAAATTATGTTTTATCGGAAGACTGGATATACGAAAATTACTTTCTTAAAAATGAACAGACAATTTGAAACAGGTGCACAGAGAGATACTGATAAAGGCAAACCCAGAATGAGCTTAGTACCTCATGATGAGTTAGTAAGACTAATGCATCGTTATAAAGAAGGTGCAGAAAAATATGGTGAAAACAACTGGATGAAAGGCATGACCGCATCTGTTTTTTATGATAGTGCACAAAGGCATTTGCTTAAATGGTGGGAAGAGGATATGTCTGAAGACCATATGGCAGCGGTACTTTGGAATGTAATGGGCGCTATGTGGACTGAAAAAAATAAGCCAGACTTAGATGACCGCAAAAAATTCAAATAATACACGTTGGATTTGCCATAGAGGCAATCTTAACGGTAAATCAGATAAAGAAAATAACCCCGAGCAAATACAATATTGCTTGGACCATGGTTTAGATGTAGAAATTGATGTTTGGTATATTAATGATGAATTTTATCTCGGTCATGATATAGCACAATACAAAGTGGATAGCGGTTTTTTATACAAAAAAGGCCTCTGGATACATTGTAAAAATGTAGAAGCGTTAGATATTCTAAAAGACAGAGTAGCTTTAAACTGTTTTGCTATTGATAAAGATGATTATGTTGTAACCACTAAAAATGATATATGGTTAAGTCCTACATATGGTAAATCTTATAAAGGTGCTATATGTGTAATGCCAGAAGACCCGCGGTGGAAATTTTCTTCTGAACATTTATTAGATTTTGCTGGAATTTGCTCTGATAACATATACTATTATCAGAATTATGTTACTAATCTTAGACGTTGACGGTGTTTTAACAGATGGTAAAAAGTATTATGATAATACCGGTAAAGGTATATATAAGACTTTTAATGATAAGGACTTTACTGCTATTAAACAATTTAAAGCTAATAACTGGAATGTAGTCTTTTTGTCTGGAGATATGAACGTGAACGGAGCAGTAGCAATTAATAGAAACATTGATTTTTATTCTAATAGAAAAAGTGACGGGATGGTAGATAAAGCAACTTTTGTACCTTTGTTTGCGGAAAAATATAAAGTAGAACCTAAAGACATGGCTTACATAGGAGACGATGTATTTGATATTAATATAATGAAAAAGGTTGGGTTTCCTTTTTGTCCTTCTGATTCTCCAGATAGTGTTAAGCAGGTTGCTGCAGAACTCAGGTTGAAAGGTGGAGAGGGTGTAGTGGTTAGGGTATTTGAATATTTTTTAATGAAAGGTATGGTTACTGAACCCACAGTAGAGTCAATAATTAAATTAGACCGTGATGAAAAATTTTGATATAGTACTTTACGGTCATTTAAGCTATGATAACATATATGAAGATACTAATTATAAAACTTCTATAGGTTGTATTGGAAATGTCTGGAATCAGCTTAAAATAATTAATCCGAATATTAAGGTAAAGGTAGAACCTACCGATATAGGCGAGTCACTTATTATGGTTAATGTTCAACAGTGTAAACGAACGAGTATATCCCATTTATCATTAAAAACTCGTACACCACATATACAGCCTACTACAATTAATCATATAATGTATTTAAACGAGTTATCCGATAAAGGTTTTATATCTGATTTACAAGGATTTAATGTGGCTGATGTTTGTAATGGAAAACCACTAAACACACAAGACTCTGCATTAAAATATATAGATTTGTTATTAATTTCCGATGAAGATATCCAGCACCTTAGTACTTCTTATCTTTGTGCTAAAGTAAGAGGGTGCGTGTTAGAGCACAACCCAAGCGGTAGCAAACTACACCACAAAAACAATACAATACAATTTAATGCTGAGCAAGTACCAAATATTAACGTATTAGGTGCGGGAGACAAGTTTGCGGCATATATATTAGCAGGATTACTTGATAGTGCAAAGGACCTTCCTAAGGTAATACAAGATGCTCACAACCATCTAACCAAATATTTTAAAAATGAAAAAGTATAACCTTTTAGTACCTCTTGCCGGTCGTGGTCAGCGCTTTGTTGACGAAGGATTTGTAGTACCTAAGTACATGATTACAGCTTATGATAAACACCTTATTGATTGGGCGTTAAGCTCTATTGATACGTCAGAATGTAATTTAATATTTTGTTTAAGACAAGACCACATTAACAATTTTGGTGTGGATGAAATTTTTCGTAAGAAATTCGGTAACGAAATTCAAATAGTTATTATTGATAAAGTCACAGATGGTAGCGTTTCAACCTGTTTATTAGCTAAAGAATATATTAATAATAAATTGCCGCTTTTTATTTATACTGTAGATGTGCATTTTAATCCTGTTTTTAAACCATACGATTTACAAGAAGATGGTAATGTTCTTACTTTTAAAAGCAACAACCCTGCTTATAGTTATGTTAAAACAGATGCAAACGGAAATGCGTTGTTAACTGCTGAAAAAGAAGTAGTCAGTAACAATGCATGTGTTGGGGTATATGGATTCAAAACAGGTAAAATGTTTGTAAAGTATGCTGAAAAGATGATTAAAAACAATTTACGAACACGTAACGAGTTTTATATAACCCCGCTTTATAATCTAATGATAGAAGACGGATTGAAAGTGAACATAAAGGACGTCGAAGAAATGTTTATTATGGGTACACCTGAAGAGTATAAGTTCTTTACTACCCGGGTATTAAATTATTTTGGTAAAGGTAAAATAGCTCTCGCGAGTGATCATAGCGGTTTTGAACTTAAAGAAAAATGTAAAACCATATTAAGTGCCCACAACATTGAGTACGTTGATTTGGGTTGTTTTACTAATAAAGATTGTGACCAATTTGATTATATTTCTCAGGCAATTATTTTTATTAAAAACGGTACCTGTACACATGGTATTGGGTTCTGTTATACCGGACAAGCTGTTAATATAGCCGCCAATAAGACTAATGGTATACGTTCTGCGTTATTATACGATGAAGTAAGTACAGAAAACTCAATTAAACATAATTGTTGTAATTTCTTTTCTGTACCCACTCGTATTACAGATGTAGATAAGCTACTTAAATATATTAGTATTTTAAAAAATACAACGTTTGAAGGTGGTAGACATTGTGCACGTATTCAAAAAATAGAAAACAGCTATGGATGTTTATAATATAAAAGACTTTAAGGGTGGGTGGTTTATAGGGGATTTTAATCCCTCTGTATTTAAGAACTGCTTTTTTGAAGTAGCTCATCATACTCATCTAGCTGGTTATAAAGGACCGCTACATACCCATAAAATATCAACAGAAGTAACTTATATAGTTAGAGGTGCAGTAAAAATTGCAGATAAAATATATGCAAAAGGTGATATGTTTGTGTATTACCCTAACGAAATATCGGATGTAATAGTTTTACAAGATGTAGACTTAATTGTTGTAAAGTGGCCCTCTATACCTTCCGACAAGTATGATGTAGTTAAATGAGAAAAGCTATTTCATTTTCCGGACAAAGCAGATTTATAATTGAAGGTCTAAAAACACTTCAAGACAATCTTGTCGGGTTTAATGATTATGATGTTTTTATACATACATGGGACGGGCCCCTTAACAAAGATTGTTACCTCTATGAACCCAAAAGTATTTTAATTGAACCACAAAAAAACGTAATTCCTTCTAATGTAAAAGAAAGCAGTAAAGAAGCATTCATACATTTTAGTATGTTTTATTCAATGAAAGAGAGTTTAAAGCTTTTGACTGAATATGAACAGGTAAACAACTTTAAATATGATGCTATAATTAGAACTCGTTTTGATATCGCATTAGAATCTAAACTTGATATAGAACAATTTAATTTAAATGAAGGTGTTTACTCTCCGGATGTATGCGGTAACCCTGCAGTTATATCTGATTGGTTAAACTTTTCTACAGCAGATAATATTAGATTATACGCAGAAATATACGATAATATAATTAATTACTTTAAAATTGGTGTTAAAATAACATCCGGTGAAGAGTTAATAACCCACATGCTCAAATCCAAAAACATACCCATTAAAAAAATACCAAGTCAGTTGTATCTCTTAAGAGATAGAAACATACATCACTTCCTGTCTGGTATGTGGAAATATGCAAATTAATATGAAAACAGATCTAAAAGACGTAACGTTTACTATACCTGTAAGAATAGATAGTCAAGACAGAGTATTTAACTTGCAGTATATTGTTAAATATTTATCAAACAATTTTGATACCAATATTATAATATATGAAAATGGCCCCACTGCAGGCAAATTAGAATTAAATCTACCTAACGTAGAATATGTTTTTGAAATAAACACCGGTGTATTTCACCGCACTCGTTATCTTAATCAAATGGCTCGACTGGCACAGACTAAATTTATTGTTAATTATGATTGTGATGTGTTGTTTCCTACTAAACAAATAGTTAAAGCGGTTAACCTTTTAAGAAATAATACCGTAGACTACTGTTACCCCTATAGTGGTTTATTTGTTAATATACCAAAAACAGCTTTAAACGAAACTTTTACTGTAGATAATCTTGACTCTACCAAATACCCTAATTTTGGAAATAACTCAGTGGGTGGGGCTGTTATTTGGAACAAAGATGTGTTTGTTGCAGGTGGTATGGAAAATGAAAATTTTATTTCGTGGGGTGCAGAGGATTGGGAAAGAATGAGACGGTTTTTAGCTCTTGGTTATAGACCGGGGCGTGTAAATGGCCCGTTATATCATATTGAACATAGTAGAACTAGGGATAGTAGTGAATCTAACCCTCATTATGTTAATAACACGCAAGAGTATAATAGAATTGTAAATATGACAAAAGACGGTTTGTTGAAAGAAATCAAAACATGGCCTTGGCTTTCTGAGTAAAGTAGCTATAATAACTAAATGCGTTATGTCTACTTTAAACACCTTCGTGTGTCTAATTTCTTATCTATTGGTAAAAGGCCAGTAGAGGTTGACTTTAAACCTGGATTAAATATCATAACAGGTAAAAATTATGATAAAGCCGATAGGGCTAATGGTGTGGGTAAATCGACTGTAGCAGACGCTGTACATTTTGCTTTATATGGTAGTACTATACGGGAGCTTAAAAAAGAGAATATAGTTAACGACCAAGCACCAGATCAATTATGTGAAGTAGAGTTAACGTTTAGTTATCAAGAAAACAATGTAACTAAAGAATGTAAGATATTAAGAACGCTTAATCCCACTAAGTGTTATTTTTATGTAGACGGAGAAGATGTAACTCGTTCAGGTGTACCACAAACTACTGAACTTATTATTGACACAATTAAGACATCTCCGGAGATATTTCAAAATAGCGTTATTATGACTATTAACACTACAGTGCCGTTTATGGCACAGAAGAAAATAGAAAAACGTAAGTTTATTGAGGGTATTCTTGGTTTAGAAGTATTTAGTAATATGCTTAGCTTTGTACGTTTTGACTTTAATGAAGCTAAACGTAATTTAGATATTGAGGGTAGTAAGATTGAAGAAACTAATAGGTCATTAACAGAGGCAATTAAGCAAAAAGAAACATATGAAGAGAGTAAAAAGAAAAGACTTGAAGTACTACATTCACGTCAAAGAAATAATGAGCAGGAGCTTGTTATTTTAAATGAAAAGCTCAGTAAGTTTGAACCAGTAGACACTATTGCACAGAAAAAGATTGAAGGAGATATAAAGACGCTTAAAGAAGCAGAGAAATCTAATGATAAGAAAGTGGCTGGTATCAATAAACTTATAACAGAAGCAGAGGCCCATATTAAATTTAATACAGATCGTATTAAAAAACTTAAGAAAGTAGACAACAAATGCCCTCATTGTGGTAAAGATCTTGCTGAAGCTGTTAATACACAATACGAAAAAGACAAAACTGATTGTGAAACAGAAATTAAAAAATACACTGAATTAGTTAATAGTGAAAAACCTAAATTAATCGATGCACAAAGTAGTACAGATAAGATTGAAAAAGCTATTTTTAATATGGAAAAGAAACTTAACGATCTTACTGTTCGTAGGAAAGAAGTTGAGAATGTTAATTTTCGCATTAAACAACTTAACGAGTGGCAACAGTCACTTGTTGTTGATATTGACCAATTAAATAAGGACTCTAATAATTTTCAAGATTCAGTTAATGTAATTTTAAATCGCCAAAACGATATTAAAACCACTATTGCTACTCTACAGGAAAGAATCGATATACTCGAATCTGCTAAATTTATTACAGATGAAAAAGGTGTAAAATCATACATTGTTAAAAAAATACTACAAGTACTTAATACAAGACTTGCAGCCTATCTCCGTCGGCTTGAAAGTAATAGTATAGTAAAATTTGATGAATTCTTTGAAGAAACCATTACTAATGAAAGAGGTAGTGCATGTAGTTATTTTAATTTTTCTGGTGCTGAACGTAAAGCTATCGACCTTGCAATGCTGTTTACTTTTCAAGACATCCGTAGAGCACAAGCTGATGTTTGGATTAATTTAAGCATGTTTGACGAATTATTTGACTCCTCCTTAGATGAAAAAGGTATTGATTTAGTACTTGATATTCTCAAAGAACGTGTAGATAATTACAATGAATCAATTTATATTATTTCTCACCGTAAAGAAAGTAAAAAGTATTGTATCGGTGGTGAAATCGTATACCTTGTCAAAAAGAACGGCATAACAACAAGAACAACAGATTATGATATATCCTAACAACGGCGGTGTGATAGGTGCACCCACATTACCATTTGGAGCGCCGACTGTAGGTAATCCACTAAACAGTAGCCAGACACAACCCCAACAAATTGATCAAACACCACTCGGTGGGTCTAAACGTGCTGTAAGTTTTGCCGCTGATCACCAAGGTTGTGGTTTTTGGAGAATGCACTGGCCTGAATCAATTATTAATGCAAATCAGCTAGGTATTATTAACAATAACAATTTTATGATTTTACAGGAAAATTTTTATCAAGAAATTAAGTCTGTAAGAATACAAAGACAGGTTACTCCTTATCAATTAGAGTTTGTAAGGTTTTTAAAGAATCTATCTAATAAGACTAACAAGTTTAAATTATATTATGAAATTGATGATGTAATATTTGCTGATGATATACCTCTGTATAATAAAGCTCGAGAAGCTTTTACAGACCCGAATATCGGCAAAACAGCAATAGAAATTATGCAATTATGTGATGGTATTACCACACCAACTGATTTCATGTCTAAGTATTATGAAAACAAAACAGGTGTTAAGGGTATAACTATACCAAATTATATGCCTAAGTTTTGGATGGATAGGTTTTATAGTAAAGACAAGATTATTGAAAACTATGAAAACAATAAAAAACGACCACGGATTGGTTATATCGGAAGCCCTACTCATTTTAATATAGCTGGTACCCCTGGTGTTAAAGACGATTTCGGTGATATTATTGAATTTATCAAAAAAACTATTAAACAATTTAAATGGGTGTTAATGGGGGGCTGTCCTGCTGAACTTGCTGAATTTGTAAGAAGCGGTGATATTGATTATGTTGGCTGGACAAAGCTTTGGGACTATCCGTATGCATATAATGCATTAAAAGTTAATATGGTTATTGCTCCTTTGCAAAATAACCCTTTTAACTTGGCTAAAGCCAATATAAAACATATTGAAGCAGGTGCTTTAGGTTTACCCTGTGCATGTCAAAATTTAGAGCCTTATAAAGATGCACCATTAAAATTTAACAATGGTGATGAAATGATTGAAATTATTAAAAAAATTACCGGGGATCGTAGACTATACCTCACCGAATCAGATATTGCTCGTAAGAATGCTACAAAGTATTGGTTAGAAGATCATATTAATGAGCATTGTAACTTATATTTCTCTTGATTTATCTATAAAAGGTCACATAATAATGACCTGTGTACCGTAACATATATTATAGTCAACG